GAGGACAAGTTTGCCAATATCCAGCAGGTACATTGATAAATCTTGAATATACACATCTTAAAAATGATGAAACTAATGAAGATTTATTTATGATAAAAGAATTGCATGAAGAACAAAACATGCATGACAAAAGAATAGATGCTGCGATAACTGGAGATAGAACTGGACTCCCAAAGGAGGAGTTACCTAAGTTTTCTACTCGTTCAGATAATCATGCAATATCAAAAGATGACAAGATAACAAACATGAATATTTTGAATAGAGCAGTAGACTTTTGCATAGCCACTGGCAATTTAAGTGATGAAGATATACTGGAAAGATGTAACAGATTTAAGAAAATGCTTTCTGAATTTTAATATGTTATTATCTTACTAAGGGGTGTCTGCTTTTACAAATTACCTCCCTCCTGTATTGTTTGGCATCCCTTCTTGACTTTTCATTGACAAATATATTATAATACTATTGGAGGTAATCATGGAAAAGCCAAGTTATTATGCAATACTACCTGCAAATGTAAGATACGATTCAAATATTACACAGTTTGCAAAATTATTATATGCAGAGCTAACTGCACTATCAAATAAGCATGGTTATTGTTGGGCAAATAATACATATTTTGCACAATTATATGAAACAACACCAAGGACTGTACAAAGAGCATTGAATGATTTAGAAAAAAATAACTATATATGTAAAGAAATTAGTGAGGATAAACGAAGAATTTTTTGTATAGGGGCGACAAATTTGTCTATACCCCATGACAAAAATGTCGTACCCCTCCATGACAAAAATGTCATACATAATAATATAAAAGATAATAATAAAAAAGAATATATATATGATAGAAACTTAGAGGACTTTGGTAAATTTTGGAAAGCTATAAATGGTCGTAAAGTAGCAAAACCATCAGCACTAAAAGCTTATTTGAAAATAGATACCGATTTATCGGCAGAAGAATTAGCACAAAAATATAATGAATTATTATCTAGTCGAGATGAAAAATTTTGTCCATACCCTCAAAAATGGTTAAACAATGAGGGTTGGAATGACCAAGTAAATCAAAAGGTACAGACACATGCATTTGTATCTGAGGAGAAGATATATCGTGATGAAGATGGTTACATTAT